GCGGTCCCGTGGGACACCCCCGCCACCGTGTCAAGCGGCGAACGCATCGCGTTCAAGCGTGGCGCATTCGATGTCAACGGCAAGCCCGCCAAACTGCTTGAGGGGCACGACATGACGCAGCTTCGTGGCGTCGTCACCGAACTGGCGGACGCAGACGAGGGGCTGCTGTTCACCGCAAGATTTGCCAAGACCCGCGCCGCCGACGATGCCGTCGAGCTGGTCAAGGCAGGAGCCTACGACTCGGTCAGCGTTGGTGCTGTCCCGGTCAAATGGAAGTTCGACAAGGCCGGAACCATGGTCGTGTCGAAGGCCGACCTGGTCGAAATCAGCCTGGTCGCGCAACCCGCATTCAAGGATGCGGTCATCACAGAAATCGCAGCCTCCGCCCAGGAGGATGACGAGTCCACCCCCAACGATTCCGAGGAGGAAATCGTGTCCGAAAACACCATCGAGACGCCCGCGGTCGAGGCCGCCGTCGTCCCCACCACCCCCATCTACGCCGCGGCCCGCCGCGAGTTCGTGATGCCGTCCGCCGCCGAGTACATCTCAAAGTTCCTTGTCGGTGGGTCCGAGTGGCAGGAGTTCGCGTCCAAGCTGAACGCCGCCGCCCCGGATGTCGTCACGACCGACACCCCCGGCGTCCTGCCGAAGCCCATCGTGCAGCCCGTGTACAACTCGCTGCGTGGCATCCGCCCCGTCATCGACGCCATCGGCACCAAGGCCATGCCCGCGTCCGGCAAGGTGTTCATCCGCCCCGAGGTCACCACGCACACCACGATCGGTGCCTCCAACGGTGAGAACGTCGCACTCGACTCCGGCACGTTCGTCGTGTCCGAGAACCAGGTGACCAAGGGCGTGTACGGCGGCTACGTCAAGGTCTCCGAGGAGACAATCGACTGGTCGCAGCCCGAAATCGTGTCGCTCATCCTCGACGACATGGCCCGCGCCTACGCCCAGGCCACCGACGATGTCGCAGCCGACAACCTGGTGACCGGTGCGTCGACGACCACCAACTTCACGGTCGCAAGCATCACCGACCCCGCAGAGTGGGCCCGCTGGATGTACACCGCCGCCGAGTCCATCCTCACGGCAACCAAGTACCTCCCGTCGCACCTGTTCCTCTCGGCCAACATGTGGCGCGCACTCGGCCTCTTGGTCGACTCGTCCGACCGTCCGCTGTTCCCGCAGGTCGGCCCGATGAACGCATTTGGCGCCATGAACCCGGCAGGCACTCAGGCATCGGCGTTCGGTCTCACCGTCGTCGTCGACGCCAACTTCGCCAACGACACCGTCATCGTCGGTGTGCCGGACGGCTACGAGATCTTCGAGCAGCAGAAGGGCGCCATCAGCGCCGAGGCAAACGATGGCTCGCTGTCCCGCACGATCGCATTCAGGGGCTACCTCGCCACGCTGATGATCGAGTCGGCGAAGTTCCGCAAGGCCGCGTTCGTCTGAGTCACACGGCAACGAGGGTCTGAACGGTCATGGCTGTCTACACGGTCACATACGGCATCCATCTGGACGGCGTCAGCGCCGTTCAGACCCTCACGTCCGTCGACAACGTCCGCCTCGGTGATTCGGTCACCGTTGCGGGTGCGGGCGCCAAGTTCAACGCCACTGCCGCCATCATCTCGGTCGAACCGTACGCCTACACAGGCAAAGACGACGACGGCTACCTCCAGTTTGATTACGACGACCCACGGCCCAACCAGGTGCTGTACGAGGTTGCCAACCAAACGGACGACGATGGCTACTACGAACTGGACGGCACCCTCACCTACACGGCAACCGTCACCTGGGTGGTTGACGCGGACGTCACCGCATGGCTGGGCGTCAGCTCCGCCACCGCGAACGACACCGCGTTTATCACGACGTGCACAGCGGCAGCGAACGCATGGTGCTACCGGAAGCGGAAGGAGGCGGGCTACACGGACGCCACAAACACGTCCCCGTCCGCTGACGTCAAGCTCGGAACCATCATGTACGCCGCCACCCTGTACCGGGAACGCGGATCCGTGGACTCGTTCGCCTCGTTTGACGGCATGGGCTCCCTGCCCATTCCGGCAACCCTGGGACGAATCATGCAGCTGCTGGGGTGCGGACGCGCACAGGTGGCGTAAATGGCGGCAACAGGCATCCTCGCCGAAGCCATCGCAGCCGTTTCCGCTGACCTGACCGGGCTCGGCTACAAGGTCGTAACAGACCCCCGAAACGCCCGCCCGCTGACCGTGTTCCTTGAACTGCCCACAATGGACGCATTCACCTACAACGTCGGCGACATCCGCATACGGGCCCGCATCCTGGCACCGCCACCCGGCAACCAAGACGCAACCGACTGGCTCATCACCCAGGTCGACACCATCATGGCGTCAGACATTGCCGTGACCAACGGCAGCCCCGGCTACGCCTCCTACGGCGGGCAGGAAATCCCCACCTACGACCTCACAATTGCCGTCGCAGTACGGCGCAACTAACCAAAGGAAAACCAATGGCAACCACCACATTCCTCGGCGGTCCCGCAGTCCTCACCATCGGGGGCACGGACTTTGCAGATCAGTGCACCGAATTTTCGTGCGAACTGGGCTTCGACCCGCTCGAAATCACGGCGTTCGGCGACACAGGCCACAAGATGGAAAAGGGACTCCAGTCCGTTTCCGGCAGCGCAACCCTGTTCGCGTCGTACGGCGCCACCGAAGTCGAGGGCATCCTCGCTGACATCGTCGGCGACGGCACCACCACCATCGTCTTCAAGAAGGCCTCCGGCGCCATCGCAGCCGACAACCCGGAGATCACGATTTCCAACACGATGCTTTCGGTGGTCCCGTACGCATACACTGTGGGCGAGATGCAGACCTTCCAGATCAGCTGGGAGGGCGGCACCTGGGTCCGGGACGTTACCCCGTAACCAGCCAACCGAAAGGGGCACCCCATGATCATCAGAGTCACACCCATCGACGGTGACGCCTACGAGGTCAGCACCAACCTGTTTGTGCTGGTTGCGTGGGAACGCAAATACAAGCGGAAAGCATCCGACCTCGCCACCGGAGGCGTCGGCATCGAAGACCTGGCGTTCATGGCGTACGAAGCCTGCAAAGTGCACGGCGTCACCATCCCGCCAATCTTCGATGACTACATCCGCAAAATGCAGCACATCGAGGTCGTCGGGCAGGAACCCGAAAACCCTACGGACGAGGCTCCTACCGTTTCGCACTAGCTGTAATGCTGGTTGCGACAGGGTATTGGCCTCCACACATACCGTTTGACGAGGCAGACCTCGCCACGGTGCTAAAAATCCTCAAGGACCAAAACAAGAAATGACAGCATCCGCCAACATAGAGATCGCTGGGATCAAGGATGCTATTCGGTCCCTCAACAAGCTCGAACCCGGCCTGCGTAAGCAGTTCCAGCAGGACGCCACCCGAATTGCCCAGCCCGCCATCGAGGAGGCACAACGCGGCTACGTCGGGTTGCCCCTGTCCGGTATGGCCCGCACCTGGACACAGGACGGCAAGAAAATCTTCCCGTATGACCCCGCCAAAGCAGCCAAAGGTGTCAAGCTGAAACTGGACGCGGCCCGCAACGCTGTCGCCGTCATCCTGATTCAGCAGACCGATCGTGCTGCCGCCGTGTTCGAGTCAGCAGGCCGCAAAGACCCGAACCCGCTTGGCACCAATCTTGGGTCATTGCAGCCCGGACGGACCCGCATTATCGGCCCTGCTGTGTACCGCAAGCGGGGCGCCATACAACGCGAAATGAACGATGCCGCCATGCAAGCCGTGCAACGTGTCAACAGGGAGCTGAACTAATGGCTATCCAAATCCCCATTGTTTCCGAGTTTGACGGCAAAGGCATTTCCAAAGCTGTACAGGAGTTCAAGCAGCTGGAGGGCGCCGGCAAGAAAGCCCAGTTTGCTATCAAGAAGGCAGCGGTCCCAGCAGCTGCCGCGCTTGGCGGTCTTGCGGTGGTCCTGGGGGACGCCACCAAGGGCGCCATTGAGGATGCCGCCGCCCAAAAGGAACTTGCCCGCCAGCTCGGTATTTCCACCGGGGCCACGGACGACCAGATTGCGGCAGTCGAGGACTGGATCGGGACACAGGGCCGTCTGCTCGGTGTCGCCGACGACGAGCTGCGCCCAGCACTTGCCAGCCTGTCCCGCGTCACCTACGACGTTGAGGAAGCCCAGAAAGCCGCCACCCTCGCAATGGACATTGCGGCAGCCACAGGCAAGCCCCTGGAAACCGTCACTAACGCCCTAGCAAAGGCGTACGGCGGCAACACAGCCGCACTCGCCAAACTGGACCCCAGCCTCCGGGACATGATCAAGGGCGGCGCAACACTTGACGAAGTGTTCTACGCGCTTGGGGGCACGTTCGGCGGGGCCGCCCAGGAAGCAGCCAACACCGCTGAGGGCGGCTTCAAGCGCCTGTCTGTGTCCCTCAACGAAACAAAGGAAAGCATTGGCGCGGCATTGCTGCCAATCGTGGAAAAGGCGCTTCCGGTGCTGCAAAAGTTTGCGGATTGGGCCCAAAAGAACCCGAACCTGTTTTTGGGCATTGCTGCCGCCATTGGCGCTGTTGCGGTCGCTATCACCGCCGTGAACTTTGCTATGGCCCTCAACCCGTTTACCGCCATTGCCGCAGGCATTGCCTTGCTGGTGGTTGGCGTGGTCGCGGCTTACAAGAAGTTTGAGACGTTCCGCAACGCCATCAAATCGGTCGTGAACGGTGTCGCCTCCTATTTTGAGTTTGTTGCCAATGCCTGGATCAAGGCCACCAACATCATCATTAGGGGTATCAACCTCATCAAACCCGGCAAGGACATTGACCCGTTGGGCCCGATTTCGTTCGGGCGTATGGGCGGCGACGACAACGCAGCGGGCCGGGGGTCTGGGTTGGCTATTCCGGCAATGGCTGAGGGCGGCATCGTGACCAGCCCTACCTTGGCGCTCATCGGTGAGGCAGGCCCGGAAGCTGTGGTGCCGTTGTCCAAGATGGGCGGCATGGGTGGCGGCATCAACATCACGGTAACGTCAGCGGATCCGCGGGCCGTCGTTGACGCGTTGGTGCGCTACTCTCGGCAGAACGGCTCCCTGCCCCCGGATGTTCGGGTGGCGTAGTGGCGTTCTACACCTACACGTTCACGCATTACAGCAACCCATCGGGGGCATCGACGGTGCTGACGAGCGTGACGAGTTGGTCATCCGACATTGGCAAAAGCAGCTTGCTGGACCCAGTGCAGGCAACCACCGCCCAAATCAACGGGCGCAACCCATCTGGTCTGCCGTCAATCAAGGTTGGCGACATCATCGAGATTACGGGCTCAGGGGTCAATTTCGGGGGGTTTGTCGCCGACTACCAGGTGTACTACGGCAAGGACACAACCGAGGACACGTTCAGCATCAAGCTTGAGGATGCTATCGCGTACCTGGGCCGCGCTGAGGTGACGGTGTCATGGTCGGCAGGGGTCACCACCCGGGCAGCTGCGATCAGCACTGCCAGCGCCGCAGGGATTGACTTTTCGGGCAGCATCACGGACACAAGCAAGTCGACGGTGTCCGCGCAATCGTTTACGAACACGAACGCGTTGCAGATTTACCGAACGCTTGCCATCACAGAGCAGGCCCGCGTCATCCCTGGTTACGACCTTGGGACGTTTACACCGTCCCTCAACTTTGTGGGGCGTAACGTGCTGACCAGCGGGGGCCGTTTCAACGACGGCTCATCGGTTGCCTTGGTCAACAGTGATTGGCGGTACGAATCACTCGATTTTGCGGCGCTTGCCAACAACTACGCCCAAAAAGTCATTGTGGAGCCCGCTGGGTTGGCGGCACAGACGGCGGGCAGCGGCACTCGTGTGTACACGTTGCAGACTTATGACCAAACCACCGCGCAGGCTGCAAACCTTGCTACCTATGTTGACACGGTGTTGACGGGGCAGACAGCGGGCCCGGAACGTGTCGCAGTTGTAATGGAGGCTCAGGTCAGCCCGACGTTCCCGGCGGATGTCACCACGATTCTGTTGCGTTCCAACAGTTACACGGCGAACGTGTTGGGGCGCACTGTCCAGGCAGATCCAGCGTCGACGCGGGTGGCGTGGAGCTTGGCGCCTGGGGCTACCACGAACTGGCTGGTGTTGGACAATGCGACGCTGGGCAAGCTCAACGAGAACAAGTTAGGATTCTGAGTATGGCTATCAAGACGTTTTCGGTGGGTGAGGTTCTGACTGCGTCGGATACGAACACGTTTTTGGCGAACAGCGGCCTCGTGTACATCACCAGCACGACAGTGGGTTCCGGGGTGTCAAGCGTTGCGGTCACCAATGTCTTTTCCAGCACCTACGACAACTACCGCATTTTGTATAGCGGCGGCAACATGAGCGCCAGCAGTGCACTAAAAATGCAAATCGGAAACGCTACTACTGGGTATTACGGGGTATTTGTTTACGGTGTCAACACAGGCACAACCGTTTCGGCGGCAAACGACAACAACACATCGTCGTTTACTTACGTAGGCGGCAACTCAGACACAATTACCACGCATATGGCAGTTGACGTTATAAGTCCAAATCTCACACATCAGACAGCATTATCTGCACAAATGGTGCATTACGGCACAAACTTTGGAACTTACACAGGAGTTTTGGCTAACACCACGTCATACACAGGATTTACGCTGATTCCATTCAGCGGGACGATGACGGGCGGCACTATCACCGTGTACGGATACCGAAAGGCCTAGCAATGTCCGACCCCATCCTTGGCACATTCCACGACGCAGAAACAGGCGAAACCATCACCCGGGAACTAACCCCCGAAGAAATCGCCGCACTCCCCGAACCCACTGAAAGCCCAGAATGATTACCTCCGCGCAATACGCCGTTACCGACACCCGCACCAAGATCGCGTCCTCAGCTGTCGGGCACCGCACTGTCCACGTCGCCCCCGTCGGCAACACAGCCGTGTACCTCGGCAACGCCACCGTCACCTCAACCACGGGCTACATTCTCGATAAAGCTGCGGGCCAGCACGACACCATCCTCGGCCCTGGCGACGAGCTCTACGTCGTATGCGCTTCCGGGCAAACCGAAACAGTCACCGTCCTCATCAGCGACAACTAAGCCATGACGCTGCAAAACCCCTCCAAAGCGCTGATCGCGTTGGTTGCCCTCATCTGTGTGACCGTCCTGATTGCAGTGGGCCAAATCGACTCCGACCAAGGACTGCCCATCATCACCATGATCGTCGGCTACGCAGTCGGCAACGGCATCGCCGCCAAAAAGGGCGACCCAGTCGAACCCATCATCGGCCGCAAATAGTGTCATGACGAAAAAGCGGGGGTACACGGGTACCA